CGCATGAATCAAATACTAGAACCCATTGTCAGAACTTGGTAAGTGATGAATGGTGGTTTGGTTTTGAACAGGAATATTTCATGTATAAAGATGGTCGCCCATTGGGTTGGCCAGTAAAAGGTAAACCTAGAGCACAGGGTGATTATTACTGTGGTGTAGGTGAGGGTAATGTAGTGGGTCGTGAAATTGTAGATAGACACGCTGAAGCTTGTATGAATGCCGACATTGGAATTACTGGTACTAATGCAGAAGTTGCATTGGGTCAGTGGGAGTTTCAAGTGTTGGGTAAAGGAATTCGAGCAGGTGATGATTTATGGATGGCACGTTATATTTTACAAAGAATCGCAGAGAAACATGGAGTGACTATTGATTTTCGTCCTAAACCTCAAACAGGTGATTGGAATGGTTCTGGTATGCATACAAACTTCTCTAATGATGAAATGCGGCATCGTGGTTCATTACATTTACATAATACTATCTGTGAGAAGTTAAAGGCTAAACATAAAGAAGCGATTAAAGAATATGGTTCAGATAATGCAAAGAGGTTGACTGGCAAACATGAGACACAATCTATTAAAAAGTTTAGCTATGGGGTTAGTGATAGGGGCGCTAGTATACGCATACCTGTTGTTACTGTAAACAATAACTGGAATGGTTATCTAGAAGATAGGCGCCCGGCTGCAAATGCAGACCCCTATCGTGTAATGAAACATATTGTGGAGAGTATTAGTGATTAATAAAATGATTTTAAACAGTTTAAGAAAGAAGTATGAGGCCGAGATAGATTGCGCTCGTACTAATATTGAAATGTATCTGAGTCAGGGAGTTGGTGTTGCAGAACATCCAGATATTATTGCATCAGTAGATAGTCAAATGACTATTATGGCTGAAGCTAGAGATAAACTCCAAGAATTGGATTTGATGGAGATACATAATGGCTGATTTTGAAATGTATTCAAAAGAAAGGTGTGAAAAAGTTATCAATGATTTTCAACAGAAGTTAATGGACGCTGATAACTTTCATGGTGGAGATAGACCTGACTATAAAGAGTTTTGGCAGGCAATGCGAAAAGAAGGTCCAGCTATATTAAATGTAGCTAAACATCTTTATACAGAATATTTAAAAACTTATCCTGTATATGCTAAAGGTCCTGATTACAATGAAGGTGCTGATTTTCATCCTTTAGATCCTGATATAGGACCAGACCAATTAAAAGACTAGCCCCTTTAGCTCAGATTGGTAGAGCAGCTCACTTGTAATGAGCAGGTCATCTGTTCGATTCAGATAAGGGGCTCCAAATTATGATATTATCAATATACTGTGGCGCACATAATGGTTCAGTGTGTGTGACTAATCAAGGTAAAATAGAATATTATGCTCAAGAAGAAAACTTTACAAGTTTAAAGCATGATAAAGCTGTTTGGTGTTCGTTATTAGATATTGATAAAAAGTTTAAACATTTTGATAAAGTAATATTAGGTTCTTTATCTAGTGATGTTGATTGGGTAAGATTACAGTCTATGTTTTATCATGGATTGTTTAATTTTACTTGGAACGAAATTATATATGAAAACGATGTACATCATTTACATCATGCCGTATTAGGATTTTATCATTCTGGATTTGATAAAGCAGCTGTTGTAGTAATAGATGGACATGGAATAGATGGAGAAGCTGGTACAATTATACTAGCAGAGAAGCCAGGAATATTTCATCACGAAGTTCAGTTAAAATGTAATCATCTTCCGGGGCTTGTATCTATTTGTAAGAGTGCTGGTTATGTTTATGAACACGCAACAATAAAGATTCCAGATTGGAATTGGTATGATGCTGGTAAACTAATGGGACTAGCTCAGTGTTATGGTTATGAAGAACAAGTGGATGAAAAATGGCGAGAGTATATTGTCCATGCACATTCAACTCACATGAAGGCACAAGAGTTAGCATTAGACTTATTAGAACAAGCTGAAGATTTATCAGATAATTTAGTACTATCGGGTGGATATTTTTTAAACTGTGTATCTAATTATAAATTTTTAAAGATGTTTCCACATCATAATATATTTGTAGAACCTATTGGATATGATGCTGGTATCTCAATAGGACAGGCTTGGTATTATGACCCGCCTAAACTAAAGAAACAGGTAGATACTATCTATTATGGTCCTAATGATACCAACTATGATATAATAGATAATTATGAAACGTATGATACAGATTATTATGAGATAGCCAAGTTGCTAGAGATAGGTAGACCAGTCGCTGTATTTCAAGGAGGTATAGAAGCAGGACCTAGAGCATTAGGTAATCGTTCTATATTATTCAACCCAACAGATTCAAGAGATAAAATAAATGAATTAAAGGGACGAGAAAACTTTAGACCTTTAGCTGGTGTTATCATGGAAGAATATGTACATGATTGGTTTGATACAGCGGGTCTTGACAAATCGCCGTTTATGATGTATGCTATGGAGTGTAAGAAAAAAAAGGAGATTCCAGGCGTATTACATTATAACGGTACTAGTAGAATACAAACAGTAAACAAAAATCAAAATTGGCATTTATATAGTTTGTTAGAAGAATATTATGGACAAACTAGAATACCAATATTGGGTAATACATCTTTTAATTTGGCAGGCAAAAGCATAGTTATGACATTGCAACAAGCTATAGATACATTAGAGAATTCTAATATACAATACTTATGGTTGCCTGATATAGATAGACTAATGGTATGGCAACACCAAAAATAGAATTTTGGACTAAAACTCCAGGACTTACTCAAATACATAGTGCTACACCTAAACCAGCACGTGATTTTTTCCCAGAATGGTTTAAGAAAGCGCCTTTGATGTTTGAAACATCAGATGATATACATGATAGAGAAAGAGAGTATCAGACTGTTAAGCGATGTCCAGGCATTGTAGATTATATGACCCAAGGGTTTGTTGTGCCTATGTGGTGTGATATACGAATTAAATTTGAAATAGATGAAAATGGTGATGAAATTTATCATTGGGCGACTTATGGAGATTTTAGTATTAATCATCACAAACATGAACAATTTAAGGCCTTGGGTCCTACTTGGATAAAAGATGAATTTAGAGTAGTTTTAAAATTTAATAGTCCATGGAATATAAAAACACCAGAAGGATATTCAGTATATCAGATGCCCATGTGGTATCATTTTAATAGAAGTTGGACAGTATTTCCAGGCACGATAGAATCTGATTGGTATCACGAAACTAATTTACAATTAGTATTTCATAATAAACAACAGGAAGTAACTATAAAACAAGGCGATCCTTTATGCGTTTTTATTCCATATAAAAGAGAGCAGTATGAATTAGAAGTTAGAGAACCTACTGAAAAAGATAAGTTGGCAAGTGATGGTACTGCTTTAAGAGTACATACAAAGATGACAGGTGCTTATAGAGAAGAACAAAGGAGACGTAAACAACGTGAGCAAATCGAACTTGAACTTGAATGAATATGTAACCCTAGTAGACCACATGGGTAGCGATTTATCCGTGGTGAATGCTGCAAGAGTATCTTTCGGTAAGAAGCATACCGAAATGACAAAGGGTGATGAAAAATTAATAAATTATTTAGCTAAACATGGTCATTGGACTCCCTTTGGTCATGCTATGTTATCATTTCATATAAAGGCCCCTGTATTTGTAGCTCGACAATTAGTGAAACATCAAACTGGTTTAGTATGGAATGAAATTAGTAGACGATATGTAGATGATGATCCAGACTTTTGGACACCAGAACATTGGCGTGGTCGTGCTGATGATAAGAAACAAGGTAGTTCGGAAGAATATGTGGATTGGATAAGTAGAGAAGAACGAACAGGACATTTAGCAATAGAGGTAAGTACATTTGCAGTAGATGCTTATAAGAAAATGTTGGAAGCTGGTGTATGTCCTGAACAAGCGAGAATGGTGTTACCACAGAATATGATTACAGAATGGTATTGGTCTGGTAGTTTATATGCCTTTGCTCGTGTATGTAATTTACGTTGTAAGCCTGATGCACAATTAGAAACTCAAGAGGTGTGTTGGGAGATTGATAACTTAATTAGAGATTTGTTTCCTGTATCATGGAAAGCTTTAAGATAGATTGTTTATTATTAACTGTTCCTAGAGTATCACCAACGGCTCCTATAATTGCGCCGGCTTTACTTAAATCACATCTAAAAAGACATGGTTTTACATCAAAAGTTATAGATTATAACATTAGGCTTTATAATGATATTGAAGATGTAGGTGCTATATGGAAAGAGGATGATGAATATTTTGATAAACAGGAAGAATACTTAATAGCATATGATACTGTATTAAAAACTTATATAAAAAAGTATGCTAAAGAATGTATAGAAGAACAGGCAAGATGGATTGGCATAAGTCTTTTGTCATCAAAAAGTACCTTTATAACATCAAGTCTAATAGAAGAAATACAAAAATTAGGTGAACAGAAAATAGTTATAGGAGGTCCGGGAGCAGACCATTATAATAGTTATTATAAGAGGTTAGGTTTAGCAATACCAGATGAGATTATATTGGGTGATGGTGATGAAGCATTAGTCTCTCTGTTGAAGGGAGAACGTATAGAGAAAACATATTATTATCTAAAAGATTTAAGCAATCTTCCTATACCAGATTACAGTGATTTAAATTGGATAGATTATGATGATGATCCCGTGAAAGTTCCTATTACAGGGTCTAGAGGGTGTGTTAGAAAATGTACCTTTTGTGATGTAAAACATTACTGGCCGAGTTTTAGATATAGAAGTGGTAGAGAGATAGCAGATGAAATGACCTACTTATTCTATCGACATGGATATAATACATTTGGATTTACAGATAGTTTAATTAATGGTTCATTGAAAGCATTTAAAGAATTATGTACTGAATTAAAGAATACTAATATACCAGCAACATGGAACGGACAATTTATATGTAGGTCAGAAAAACAAATGCCAGAACCAATGTGGGCTGATATGGTTGCTGCTGGATGTACTGATGTTAATATAGGTATAGAGTCCGGTAGTGAAAATGTTAGAGACCATATGAAAAAGAAATTTTCAAATGAGGATATGTATTATACTTTTACTATGGCAACCAAATATGGTATACAGATAGTATTTAATATAATAGTAGGTTATCCAACAGAAACAGAGGAAGATTTTGATGATACATTATTGTTTTTAAAAAATGTATCAGAATTAAATAAACAATTGCCAGTAGATAAAAGGCATACTATAGGCTCTATTAATTTGTGTACTATTATTGATAATTGTGATTTAAGAAATATGTTAAACGAATTAAAAATAGAAGAATTTGATACACCGCCTGTTAGTGGAGGTGGAGATGGACAAGTAGGATCATCACCAAATTTAAATTGGAAAATAATAGATAAGGTAGAAGGTTTACCCTATAGTCAAAATATAAGAGTTGGTAGACTAATAAAGATTTTATCACTATTAGAAACTGAAACTTTACAAATAGAAGGACCACCTAGGTCTTATGAATTCAACCTTGATGAGGAGTTGTCAAGAGAGTTATTCCTTGGGAGTAACGTGCGTTGGAGTTTACAGAACATATAAATAATAGATATGTCGGTATGAAAAAGCCGATTGTTTTGTAAACTTCTTTTTAATGTATCTGAAATTTGTAGCAAAAAAACAAAAAAAGTACTTGACAATTGCGTTGAATTGTTTTATAATGGAAGATACTTTTTAACAAAGGAGAAAAACTAATGGCTGGAGAAAATATAGTTGCAACAATTAAGTCTTGGATTGGTGGGCTTACAACGCTCGCAGTATCCTTCTTGGGACTTGCAATCGTACTTCAGGTTCTTTTTGGACCAGCAGTTGCCTTCGTTCCTGTAGACGTTATTGGGAACATCAGTGGTCTAGTAGATAGTCTCGGTTCGTCCGGGCTTGTCGGTCTAATCACAGTAGGCATCATCTATTGGATTCTAAAAAGAGACTAATAGTTAATTAGTGGAGGGGTCTGAAATGGCCCCTACACGCTAATAGTAGGAGACTATAAAAAATATGAAGAAGTTATTTTTATCCCTTCTTATTGCTGTACCCTTCTTGGCAGCCTGTCAAGAAAAAGCAGAAGCGATGAACTGGAATCACGATATTACTGTATCGTCAGCTGGTGCATCTTTGTCGTGGGATACCGATGGTGATAAACTCACCGTTGGCGTTAATGGTGCTTCTGTTTGGCATAGTGATACAGTTGACGTAGGTGTGGGATATGATATTAACCTTAATGACAGTTTATCATTGTCGGCAACATATGAATATGAAGCTGATGAGGATAGTGTTATTGGTATAGGTACTACGGTATCTATGTTTGGACTTGCTTTAGTGCCGTCTGTAGATTGGAATATTTCTGATTCACAGTGGTCGGGCAATCTATCTACCAGTTATGATGTCTTTGGTGCAAGATTAGATGCATCTGTTGACATGGACTTGGATGATCCAGGTCTTACTGGTTCGGAATATACATTAGGCTACAGTTTAGCACTTTCTGAAAGTGTTTCTGTAACACCTAGTTTTACTATTCCTTTTGATTCTGATTGGGAACGTGGCGATTTATCTGCTGCTATTTCCATTACAGCATCATTTTGAGATGTATGGGGCCCTATAAGGGCCCCGCCTATATTATTATACTTTTAATACGATAATACAATTAATACGGAGAATACGAATATGAGTTTCGCAGCTTTGAAAGAAAGCTCTGGTAAGTTTGATAAACTACAGGCAGAGCTTGAAAAAATAAACAACCCTGTAGCAACATCGTCCTTTCAGGATGAAAGATTTTGGAAACCTGAATTGGACAAAAGTGGTAATGGTTATGCCATTATCAGATTCCTCCCACAACCCGAAGGTGAATCTCTTCCATGGGCAAGAGTTTGGAGTCACGCTTTTAGCGGACCTGGTGGTTGGTATATTGAAAACTCCCTTACTACTATTGGTGCAAAAGATCCTGTGTCTGAGTATAACACAGAACTTTGGAATAGTGGTAATGAAGCAGATAAGGATACTGCTCGTAAACAGAAACGAGTATTGAAGTATTTTGCTAACATTTATATTGTTAGTGATCCAAAGCATCCTGAAAATGAGGGAAGAGTATGTTTATTCCGTTTTGGAAAGAAGATATTTGATAAACTCACCGAAGCAATGAATCCTGCTTTTGATGATGAAGAAGCCTTGAACCCTTTTGATATGTGGAAGGGTGCTGACTTCAAATTGAAGATTCGCAAAGTTGATGGTTTTTGGAATTACGACAAGTCAGAGTTTGCAGCACCTAAACAGCTGCTTGAAGATGATGATGAGTTGGAAGCCATCTATAAGAAACAGCACAGTCTAGAAGCATTTACTGCTACTGACCAGTTCAAGACGTATGATGAGCTTAAAGAAAAGCTACATAAGACGCTTACTGGTTCTGGTGTTGGTAATAAAAATGTTACTGACTTTGCTGCTCCTACACCGAAGAAGTCTGCAGTTACGGAAGTAGCTAAACAGACTGATGGTACTGATGATGATACGTTATCATACTTTTCTAAATTAGCAGAGGATGATTGAAAGTTATAATAACATTTTAACAAATTCTGAATGGGAAACCTGTTTAGAGTTAGTTAAACGTCCTAGATGGGAGTTTGGCAGAGCATCCTTACCTAGTACAGAACTTATCACATTTTGGAAGATGAGTTTGTCTAATGAGAATTTTTTTACTGATACAGTAAAGGATCGAATAGATGAAGTTACAGGCAAAATTCATCAACTAGATAAGGTTGTTGCAAATGGTCAAACATTTGGACAAGCTGGACAGTATCATCCAGATAATGAGCAGAATTCTACCGGCCAAGTTGGTTTGGCCGGTAGAACTTTTATTTTATATTGTACTGAAGATTACCATCCAGATATGGGTGGCCACACTTATTTTTGGAATAAAAAAGATAGGGAGATTACAGTAACAACACCGTGGCCCAATTGCGGTGTTTATTTTTCAGGAGATGAAATTCATAAGGGTATGCCGTTTAACAGGCAGACACACCCTTTAAGAATCTCTATAGCCTTTACACTATTCTGCTAGAATAAGTTAAGTGATGTATTAAATTCACTTACTACCTGTGGAACAAATTCTTGTTTTAAAAGTTTTATTTGTTTCTTTTTATTTTGTATGCTTTCTTCATATTCATAATTAGTTATAGCAGTAGCACCAGATACACTAGATTCTACCTTTAACATTTTTGTAGTAACACCAGATGATTGCGCTACTTCATAATGATGTATTGCATTCGGGTTGGCATACTTATCCATAACCCATTTATCAAAATCTCTTAATGATAATGGCCATTCATAAAAGGGATCAACTATATCATTAAAATATAATACTACCCAATGTAAATTAGAATCACCATATTTGTCGAAAGCAATCTTTTCAGGAGTTTCACCATCTTTAACATCATACTTTTCAAAAGCAGTATGGTTGCCCAATAATTTGTCCCGTACCTTTACTCTTGCTAATATGTCTCGTATTGTTTTATAATTTTTTAATCCTACTACATCATAGTTAATAGTAGGAAATGCTTCAAAGTATGACATTAGTAACCCACCACTATATCGTTTCTACTTAATACTTTCATTTCTTTAAATGATAAAGTTATACTGACCTGTGATGGTCGTTTATCTTCTTCATAGATATTAAATTTATCTCCACCATATTTAACATCAAATCCTGTTAAAGCACTATTTCCTATTCTTGGAAGAGTTTCTTGAAGCTTTGCTGGCGCAAATTTTATTTCAAATAAATGTGGGGTCTTATATAATCGTAAAACATTTGCGGTTCCTCCCATATCAAACGGAGCCGACCACTTTTTAAAATAAAAAACAATATCATCTATGACTTCATTATCTTTTTTGCTTTTAGGTTGTAAGTTAAAAGAAAAACTATGAGACCTATATGATGGACCACTATAAGCTACATAAGTTTGTTCTAATGCTCGAGTATTGATACCTGTAGAAAATCCTAACTGGCTTTTAATACTTTCTGCGGCTGCAGCCTTAACACTACCCCATTTAAGAACATTAGCATTAGTAGCGTCACCACCGGTATCACTATCATCCTTACCGAAACTTTTGACCCAGTTAGTAAGTCCTTTAGCACCAGCTTCTGCTCCTGCACGCATAGCTCCTTGAGTAGTTTCTTCCCAACCCTGCTGATAACTTGTAGATACGCCTTCTGGCGGTATAGGCAACCAAACCCATTCTTCAACTTGGCCTGGTCTTAAATCATTTATACCAGAACCTTTCATTATTTCTGAAGCTCCAAAACCTATCATAGGCACTGTGCCCGAATCTTCTTCACCATAATCTTTCGGAAATACTAGCGACATAAAAAAACTCCATTAATTTCTTTATAAGTATTTATATGGAAAAGAAGAAGAAAGTTAAAGCATACAAAGGCAAGTTTCGACCAGAGCGTCCAGAAAAATATAAGGGCAACTTTAGAAACATCATATATCGGTCTATGTGGGAACGCCGCTTTATGGTGTACTGTGACCGTAATGAAAATATCCTACAATGGGGTAGTGAGGAGCTTGCGATTCCATATCAATCTCCACTTGATGGTAAGATACATCGGTATTACCCAGATTTCTATTTAAAGGTAAAACAGTATGACCATAGCGTTAAAGAATTTATAGTGGAGATTAAACCTCAAAATCAAGTCAAACCACCTAAAAAGAATCCCAAAAGAAAAACTAAAGCATGGTATTATGCTATAAAAGAATATGGCAAAAATCAAGCTAAATG